CTAGGATTGTGGCCAAGGGTATGAATAACTATGAGCGTGCACGCGCTATAGCTACCAAAATGGCAAACTTCAGAGATTGTGTTGTTTACTCGTTAGATTGCACGAAATTTGATGCTCATGTGGCACTCCCGTTCTTGAGGAGTGTCGAACATGCGGCCTATTTGAGGCTTATCAACAGTCCTCACTTCCAACAGCTATTAGGTTGGCAAACCCATAACATCGGCCGTACTTCCGGAGGCGTGAAGTACACTTGTGACGGAGGCCGGATGTCAGGGGATGTCAATACAGCGTCTGGCAATGTTTTCCAGATGTTGTGCATGATCCTCGGCTATGGTAGAGAACTTAAAATTAGGTTCGATATCTTGGACGATGGAGATGACTGCCTAATGTTCATTGAGCGGGAAGATGAGGAGCTTGTTAAGTCAACGATAGGCAAGGCGTTCTTAGACTATGGACATGAGCTCAAACTCGAGAATCGAGCGACAGAACTTCAGGACGTAATCTTTTGTAGATCAAAGCCCACCTACTTAGAGATCCCCAGCGATAAGGATTTGGAGTCACTTCCAATAGACTTTGCTGGTGGTCTTGCACGAAGTGGATGGGTGATGGTAAGAGATTACAGGCATGTCCTTAAGCAGTCTCTGGTTAGTCACAGGCATTATGATCAACCCGTCATGGGACGGCGGGTTATGCGTAGTGTCGGTGAGAGTTTGTCTCAAATGTATCAAGGGTGTCCGGTTCTGCAATCGTTCGCCCAGGCTATTTTGCGTGGAACGTGCGGGGTGAAGAGCGAAGGGTTTGACCACAAGTCAGGCCTGGGGTATCGGCACTTCGTGGAATTTGGTACGTGGCAAACTAAGGTACACTCGGCTACGACCATAAGCATGGTTACAAGGACCCTTTTCGAAAGAACGTGGGGGTTGCCAATCGATATGCAGCTGGCGCTGGAAGCCAAGTACGATGCCATGAGTGGTATTGTGCCGCCTACAGGCCTGGAAGATGTTGGTGAGGATACCTTCCCATTAGTGGATAGTGACGGAAATGTAACTGCCTGGTTTGATGTGCAACAGGGTTTTTCCGATGGTGAGCTATTCAACTGGGAACGGGAACTCCCCGGCAGACGGTTAGGAATAATCGACCTGCCCAGTGGCTCCACCGCTGGGTAACGCGTCGCCCTAGCCATCCTAAACCAGCTGTTGTTCGCGAAGAAGTACCGGTGGATGTATCCGGACCAGTCTTGACCAAGCATGCACACTGCGACCAAGGGTATTCGCGGGAGCAGAGCCGAGTCTTGATTACCTCATGAGAAACTGGGGCAGTCTAACGCTATCGGGCTGTAATGGCCAACAACTGCACTTAGGTGTGGGAGATATGATAGTATGGGCGGGCACAGCCGACTGTAATAGGCGGTACGTGAGAGGGAAAGGATCCAACTACACTAGAAGTCATGCGTAAAGGGTGGGCAGCAAGCATAATGGCCCAGAGTCCACCGCTGAAGCATTAGCTCCTCGAGAGCATATCAACAGTCGTACCAACACGGTTGCGACATCCTTAGGTGAGTGATTACCTGTAAAGTCGGTTAGAAGCCGGGAGTAACCCGGGAGCTACTACTTGGCCGTGGTTGCCTGCCCCCTTGGGAGGGATGGCGCTGCGGAGAGGTGCGGGTAGCTGCTTCGAGAGTGCGATGACCAATGCCTGAGCGTTGGCTCCAGTAGCAACTCGTTGTAGTCCGCGCGTACTCGTGTGTCTCTTTGGCGTGCTCTTACCTTACCGCATCCTAACACTGAATTGCCAGCAGTCTAGCCACACCCACCGGCCAATGTCGGGTGGCTAGGGTCGCATTAATTTGTGCACTATGCTGTGTGTGGGATGAGACGGGACGGGACTGAGGCGGGGGGACTACATCGAAGGTTCAAAGCTATTTGCTGGTAGGCTACGGCCGCGTAAATTCTGTTGATTATGCTCGTGGGCGAACTGTGAAAGCACGTCACCTTGTAGTGTCATGAAGGCGGGAAAAGTAGGCTCCCAGGGCCCCGGTTGCTGTTGTGAGCCGGGGAATTGGTGGGGGTGTTAAAGGCAACCGTTTTGGCGTAGGGCGCCCTGTACGTAACAGAATAATACCCCGGGAGTGGTACTCCCCGGCTCAGCGGTGCCCCGTGTGGTGCTGCGCCGGAAAATATGCAAGTTACTAATCACCAATGGGCGAAGTAGAGCCCGGTGACTTTTGGGAGGTTAGTATAGGGGCAGCATTTGCTGCTAGTTTGCATGAAAAGTAGTAGTATGGTTGCTGGTCAAATGCCGGTAATTGCCGAGCCGTGGTAATGGAGTGCCACGAACCCGTCGGTTAGGCGGGCAGCACCCCGGCCGGGGCCGTTGTGGTCTAGCTCTGCTGATCTTCTCCCTGATCGAAAGAAAGGATGGCATGGATGCACAGCTTAAAACAACGGAACCATCAATCATACTAGGCAGCTATTCATAATCGTGCGAATATTGTCGCCAACATCACACCCCTGTGGGGCCGCTTCGGCCGCCATCTGGGCTATCGAATGTTGGCCGGTGAAAGCCATTTAGTTGGCATGATCGAGCAGTCAGGGGCCCTGATCCTGGCTGTTAGGAAAGGAACAGCAAGCGTGATAGAGCGTTAAAAGCGTCAAGCCGTAGCTGTCTGAGTAAGGTCATGTAATGATCGAGCAGTTGGGGGCCCTGATCCTGGCTGCTAGGAAAGGAACAGCAAGCGTGATAGAGCGTTGAAAGCGTCAAGCCGTAGCTGTCTGAGTAAGGTCATGTACAATTATTTGGTGGAACCCGGTCAGCGCTAGATCCCCACCTAAGCCATGGGACTCGTTGTGGTGTTGGAGCATGTTCGTGTGTGCTGAATGGTGGCAGCTACCTGCTTAGTAGTCGTGTGGGAGGTCTGGTCCCCCTTTTGGGACCGGGCCCTTCAGGGCCCCCGCTGGGGGTGCGTCGGGATCCTAACGGTGAACGCTACCAACCCTAGAACCCACACGGGCATGCGCCTGAACTAGTAGTACGTGTTGTTGCCTGGTGAAAGGTGATTCCCGAAAGTGACTATACATAAACCATTTGTTCCAAAGGTAGACACCGCCACAACTAAACCAAATGTCGTTATGGTGGAAGCTCCGTGCCGAGATGAAGGAATGCAAAATTTCCGCGTAATCAGGCTAGCTTCGGCGAATAGGGGCGCCCAGAGTCCTAGGAACTACCCGGCGGAGAACACCGGCCACTGCCGTGAGGCATACCGGAAGGTACAGAGGAACTAAGCGTGCCTCGGTGAGCGAGAAGGAACCGTGACCGATAGGTGAGGCTAGACCCGTGAAGTACCGCCCAACACTCATGACGGGGTTGATGGGAGCTAAGCGAAACTGCAGATGGATATCACGTGTAAATACCCGGGTGGTGCTGGGTTAATCGAGATCCCCTGCATGCCAAGTAACACTATATGATAGCAGTACTTCTTGGCGCGTGATAACTCCCAACCCAGCAAGGGGTAAACAATGGCGTACGGCGGCGAAGTAATGGAATCTCCA